CAAGTAAAACACCTTCTTAATTGGATAATTATCCAATCATATTCTACAATATATAATTAGAATATTTCTTTATATATTTTTCTCAAAATAGACCATTTTAAATTTCCATTGGTGTAAACCGACAAGCATCTTATTATTTGAACCAGCTAGACGTTCTATGAACTGTTGTAAAGTTACAAAAGAGGATGGATTAGATATATTCATGGAATATACGAAGTTTATAATTCGTTTATCCTTCTCTGACTCTTTTTGGTAATATGCAATACCGGTGTTTTTCTGTATTTGAATTTCGATTTTTGAAATATTAAGATCTGCTGACATTTGATCTAATTGTAAATCGATTTCGGTATTTTCAGTAGTCAACATATCTAATCTTAATTCTGATTCTTTTTCATTTTTTGCCATTTGTATAGTATGTGTTTGCGCAAGAACTTCTTGAGTTCGTATAATTTTTGCTTGTATTGCTTGTTCGTAAGTTTCAGGACATTTCATATAATTAAACTGAAAACCTTTTACTGTTGCTAAATTGTGACCTATTTCTTCAGTAACTGAAACTTCCAACGCATTCTTTACCATTGTCAAATTATAATATATCTGATTAACTTCGAAATGTGAAATTGTTTCACGAATAGCATCTTTTGCCAAAACCGACATTCGTATTTTCCATAATATTTTATCTTTCTTATGTGGTGTGGAAACATAAAGATCATAAATGTCTTCTTTTTTCAATTGGATTTGTACCAAAAGGTTTACTATAACATTCATACCATCCAATGTTCTTACTATTATATCTGTTCCTTCGGTGCCTTCTCCATCTTTAGCACCAATATCAAGATAAACAGGTACCGATGGAAATATAATTGACGAATACGCTAAACCATAAAAATATAGTCCTGGGCCGTACACTTCTTTGTCAACCTTTTTGGTATGAAAATTTTTAACTAATACAAATTCAGTTTGATCCACTTTTTCTATTGAAACAAGAAATAAGATTAAACCAATTAACAAAACTAAAGATATTGATCCACATATACAATATTTTTTATTTTCTTTCAAATAAATTCTGATTTCATTAATTTTTGGTCCCTTTCCCTTTGAGCATTTTTTCTATCAATACTTTCTCTTAATGCCGCTTTTCCTCGTTCTATTTCGAGTGAAGTAGATTGTTTCATGATCAATATAAACATATTTATAAACAAAAAAAAACCTTCGATTCAGTTTTAAAATCAGTTTTTTTTGATATGGTCTTATATGCTCTCGGTTGTCACATATTGCACTTTATTATTTTCATATATTATTTTTTGGTCAAAAAAACACGGTTGTATCTATTGCGCTTTTCTTATAAAAAATATCTAAAAAATGCAAAAACAGGTAAAAACAGGGCAAAAAAAATGTTGACGTTTAACGTCTTAGTATATTTATATTTATTTTTTTTAAGGACGCCTATCGTCTGTAATTATTAAAAAAATAAATTGTATGACGATAAGAGCATAATTTCATTAAAATATATTTTTTTAAAGAGGTCCGAAGACTGAGATTTTTTTTTTTGAGATGTTAGGTTTTGGCATATGTGTATAAAATATACCCGTCCACTATTTCGTTTTTTTAGAAAAACTTGCGGATTCCACCGTAGATTAGGTAAAAAAATTCAATGTTGCAGAAAAATATTTTAAGATCATTTACCATCTTAAAATTAACATTTTTTTGAGACAGTTTATGACCATTTTACGTCTGTTTCAAAATATGGCTACTGTTGATGAGCGTTCGGTCTTACTATAAAATCAAAAAAATCAGTTTATGGTCTTAATCAAGTAACACCAGAAAACAAAAAGTAGTTTTGTGACGTTAAAAAATTAAATTATTATTTTACGTGACCATTGTAAGATCATTTATACATATAATTAATATAATTTTATGGTCTCGTGTCTTACCTCTTTACTTCTTAAAAAAGTGGATAAAAATAAAAAGCCGTACATGTAACTAATTTATTTTTTATACTGGTAAGACTTTTTATATTAAAAATGTTTTTTGTCTGAAGTTACAATACACTGTTTTTTTCTAGGTAGTTTTTTTTGATCCACTCTCTCTACTTGATTTTCGTCCAAAAAAATGAGGGTAATTTTATGATGTTAACAACGTCTTATTTTTAAATTAATAAAATCGTTTATGGTCATGTATGGTCTCTCGTCATATACCAAATATACATAATTGATATATTTGTCTCTTAATGTGTTTTTTGATGTAAATTTTTGATAGTTTTCGACTATTTTTCGTCCAAAAAAATATTTGAATTCGTCGAAATATACATAAAAAATTTGTGCATTTTATATATAAGACGATGAGTTTCGTTTGCTTTCGGTGTAATAAGGTATTTACACACAAGGGTCATTACAATAATCATACAAAGAATCGCAAGACACCGTGTAAATTGAAGGACATATACGGTAACGATGCAAAAACTCTCCAGATTTTCAACAATAACCCTCATAAAAAAGAGTTTTTGGACGAAAACCCTCAACAAAAAAACCAAAATATACAACATACTGTGAACGGGTTTCCTCATGGTTGTCCAGAATGCACAAAAAGTTACACCAGACCCGATAATTTGAAAAGACATATGAAATGTAAACACGATTTTCAAGGAAAAATAAAATGTGTTAATGGTCGTAAATTGATAATAATTTATTCGAGTGCAAAAAAAGAAAAACTTTTAAAAAATGATGAGCATATGGTCTTGGAAAATCCTAATATATTGCAGAATATTTTCGCTATCAAAAAAATATCACAAATAGAAAATATAATTAAAACATTAAATAACATGTTGCCTGGAAATAGAAAAGAATCGTGCGGAAATACTACATACACGACGAATCATATACACAATACTCAGAATATAGGAAATTATATAAATGGTGACGTCAAAATGGTAGCATTTGGTAAAGAGGATTTGGGATTTGTTACTGACGATATATATAAAAAATTTATTGGTCATGGTTTCAGCAGTGTTCCTCTTTTAATTAAATATGTTCATTTTAATAAAAAAAGACCAGATTTCCATAATGTTTTTGTATCAAACATGAATAATAATTTAGTTTATACATACACTGGTAAAACATGGGAAGTGTCGAGTAAAAAGGGAATTATACAACAAATGATTGGCGAAAGTAAAGATATATTAATCGAAAAATTTGGGATATTAAAAAAAGATTTACCATCAAGTTCAATAACTAAATTTAAAAATTTTATAGAAAAAAAAGATGATGAAAATATAGTCGTATGGATGGAAAACGAAGTGAAATTGATGTTATATAATAATAGAAAACTCCCGATGAATCAAAGGAAAATTATGGAAAAAGAGTTCATATATCCAAATTAGGATTAGGAAAAATGAAAAAGGAAAATATTGAAAATTGATTTTTTAATGTTTATATTTGTAAGATTGATACTAATATAAATTACGAGATATAAATTACCATCGTTCTTTCGAGTGGCAATTCTTCAGCATCTGTCCGAGTACTGAAAAAATTACCATCGTTCTTTCGAGCGGCAATTCTTCAGCATCTGTCCGAGTACAGAATATGTATAATATTTTTATTTATTAGTGTTGAGTTGATCGCAATATTAATTTCATATACGGAAAAAAATTGAATTTTTTATTTATTTATATTAAATTGTAATCAATAAGTTATAACAACAAAAGACTTAATAAACGATGACAATGAAAGTATTTATTGCAGTTATGCTATTTTCGGCTCTTAGTGTTGGAGCTATTGATCACGGTAAGGTATTTGATGAATGGAAAAAGACTTACGGAAAGTATTATGATACAATCCAAGAAGAGGGCTATAGATTTAAGGTTTATCTAAGAAATATTGATTTTATTAATAAACATAATAAAGAAAATCATCCTTATACGGTGAAAATGAACGAATTTGGTGATTTACATAACCAAGAATTCAAAAACAGATACTCTGGTTACTCACATGAATACGTAAATTCAAGTATTCACAAGACGTCACATCAGTTTAATTTTCCATCAGAAGTAAATTGGGTAAATAAGGGAGCAGTGACTCCAGTAAAAAATCAAGGGCAATGTGGTTCTTGTTGGGCATTTAGTACAATTGAATCGGTTGAGGGAGCACATGCTTTGTCAACCGGAAATCTTGTATCACTTTCCCCCCAACAACTTGTAGATTGTTGCCATACATGTAATGGTTGTGAAGGAGGACTTATGACTCGCGGTTTTCAATGTGTAATTGATGAAGAAGGATTGGATTCCGAAGAATGTTATCCATATGGTGCTAAAGATGGCCAATGTAAATTTAAATCGTCTTGTGTAAAAGCTACTATTTCTGGATTCAACAATGTAACACCAAAAAATAATATAGATATGATGTCTGCAGTTTCTCAACAACCTGTGTCAATTGGAATTTATGCTGCCGGAAAAAGCTTTCAATTTTACAGTGGTGGTGTATATGGCGATAAATCATGTTCGAGTGATCCCAGTCAAATGGACCATGGAGTACTTTTGGCTGGATATGGTACAGAAGACGGAAAAGATTTTTGGCTTGTCAAAAACAGTTGGGGACCTTCATGGGGAGAAAGCGGTTACATAAAACTTGCCAGAGGTCCAGATAAAAACATATGTGGTGTTCTCAATGCAGGATCTTATCCTATTACATAATACATATAATTTGGTTAAACACGAATATCTATACATATGTAATGGCTTGAATCAACTCATTATTTTATTTATTATTTTATATTTGTATTTTTTACACCTTTTAAACTTTTAAATGGACGATTAAGTCAATAAAAAAATTCAAAAGTTTAGGCATTTCAGCCATATGTAAAATTTGGTTATGTTGGCTTTCAGGCAACTATAATAAAATATAGTTCCTTAAAAGGGCTAACTCATAGTTAACCATCGATGAAATCCAACTGAATTATTATTTCTTCCTTGTTAAATAGGAAGGCAATTCTTTGTTATTTATATAACAAAAAGCTTTGTATCTTATGTTCATCGAGGCGTTGAAATCTCTGTTCATAATATAAATCATATTTGATTTGTCATTAGGAACGTTTTTAGAACGTAACAAACCATGATATGTAGTTATATTATCCTTCCAAGGTCTTGGGTTACCTCGTTTTCGAAATTTTTCCATATCTACCCCATTAAAATAACATTTACAACTAGTATTATATTCATCTACCAAAAAGATTGTGTATCCAGCTTTAGAGAATATTTTTCTCATACCTTTTCCTTTTACTGGTTCCTTATATTTCATATGTTGCCTTTGCTCAAAATCTCCAAAAGCGACTAGAACTTTACTAGGATTTCCATAAGTTGTTCTAAAACTATTTATCATCTTACTTTCAGATTTTTGTCGATTGATATACCCATTTAGTTTTAACTTTCTAAACAGCGATTTCTCATAAAAAGAATAAAGGATACTATTAATTTTATTTTTTGTTTTGATGTAAGAACAATTATTAGTATAACTACAAGATTTTGAATCAAATTTACTTAGAATTGCTTCTAATTCCTTTACTGATGCATTTTTAATCTTTGTATCTTTTTTCAGACTATCTATTATTTTCAGATATTTTTTATCTTTAGTTTCTTTTCTTCTTTGATCCTGAGTGTACCTAAAAGTTGTTGTCTTATGTTTTCCTTTTACATTTTTTGTTTTTCCATTGGTTGAATAAATAAGATCACTTAGATTAGGATCTATTCCAACTATATCAAACTTATTATATTTTTCTTTTTCCGCCTCTGTCAACTCGTCTATATACCTTTCTTGTTTGAATCCTTTCGGCTTTCTGATGGAATGTACTACACTTTTACCATTTATATTGTAAAGATCACTTCTTATTTTCAAAATTGATGCTCCTATCCCATCTGTATGCACCTGATAGTTAAACTTATATGATGTATCTTTATTGCCAAATATCTTTTTCTTTTCTATTCTGAAAAAGTTCTTCCATATTTCTTCTCTTTTCTCTACAACTTTTCCTTTTGTCAGATAGTCTCCTTTATTTCCATGTTCTTTTTCAAATAATAAATGTATGATAGTTGTTGTATCCAAAGTTATATGTTTTGGAATAATATTTTTCCTTCTATTTTGTCTGTTCCTTCGATTAAATTATTTTTTATAGTTCTAAGTTCTTTCCTAATTTGGGAAATTTTCTCCTTCTTTTCATTCGATGTGAGCTTTTTATTTTTAGATACAGTATCTTCTTTTGTTTTCTTGTTGAATACGACATTGACATATCTGTTTAAAAAATCATAAAATATTTCTTATAATTGCTTTTAGATACTTTCGACATTGCTTTTTCTAAGCTTATTTTGAGAGAATTGAATGACATGGGAACATCAAGTTTTATATAATGTTTAATCTGACTAAAATAACTTTCGATTGGATTAGATTTAGGATTATATGGTACATTAAAGACATAATCATTCCCACTTTTTATTATCTCATCTAATACTTTTTTTGAGCAATGTTCTCTAGCGTTATCAAACAACAAAAGTTTTCCTTTATTCTTGTCCAAAATTTTTTCTTTGATAAATGCTAAAAATCTATCAGTGTTTATCCCCCCTTTGTCATATACTTTATAACCAACCAAACCTTTTGTATTTATAGCAATAATTGCAGTGAATTTTCTAAATACTATATTGTCAGTTGTCCTTACATAACAGCGTTTTCCTTTTACTTCTCTGCAATATTCCTTCATCATTCCAGGTTTGATTGAAGTCTCATCTATACTCACTATATCATTAATTTTGTATTTTTTTATTTTATCAAAAAGTTTTTCCATTTCTACTTTTTTTGAAATCTTTTTACCAAATCTAGTTTCTGGAAAATGCTTAATCCGTGTTCTTTTTCTCGAAATTGAGTTTGCCCTTATGACTTCATTTAACCATTGAATAGATATATTATAATCATCGAATTTTTTTCTGAGTAGAGTATCAAGAGTTTTTAACGTAATAAGTTTGTTTGTCTTGATAGTGTTAATTATAAATTTAACGTGAACTTTTCTTATTTTGTAAGATTTTCTACTTCTTTTTTTACTCGCAAGTATCTTTTCGTCTTTATATTTTTTAACCCATCTCGCTAAAGTTGTTCTTTTGCACCCAAATATTCTACATGTTTCAGAGTAGTTTTTCGTTTTGCTATAGTGTTTAATGGCACTAATTTTATAATCAGTACTATGATGTTTGCTCATTTATATGTTTAGTTAACATAAAAGTGACCATTTAAAAGTTTAAAAGGTGTAAATAAATACTTAACAATACTAATCACTCATCTATCTGTTTTTTATGTATAATATTTTATCGAGAAAATGGCAACATTGTTAGAAAAAATTTCAACAGATATTGTTATAAAAAAGTTAGTAGGTAAATATTATAAACTTTATTTAGATGAAGATAACCAAATAATATTCACAGAGGAATGTAAAATTAAAAAAAAAATGGATATTACACCGACCGATATTTAAAATGAGATAAAATTATTTATAAATATGAAAACTATGTTTAAAATAATTTTCTAAATGTATTTTCTTGATTTTAGTTTTAAGTATTTCTTTTATTATATTGCTAATTTCCTTATAGTCCTGAGGACTGGATTTTCGTATATAATGTTTTAATTGACTAAAAAATTCTTCTATCGGGTTTGTTTCTGGATGATAAGGAACACAATATAATAAATGATTGCCACTATCTTTTATTAGTTGTCGTAATAAAAGAGATTTATGAGGACTTGCATTATCATATAAAACAAGATAATCTTTGTATTTGTTGTTTATGTATTTATTATAAAAATCCATTTGTTGTTCTTTCTTTATCCCGCCTTTTAAGTGTTCATATAAAGTCCATCCAATAATTTTGTTATAAGCAATTGCTACTATTAAATTATATTTTTTGAATGGATATTTGTTAGTTTTCTTTATTACTCGTGTTCCAGATTTAGAACGACCATATGTTAAAGTCATATTCAAATAAATAGAAGTTTCATCTACTGATATTGCCTTTTTATAGTTATATTTCTTTAATGTTTTATAAAAGATTTGTAAATCCTGTTTCTCTTGACCTTCACGTTTTTCTGGATAGTATTTATTTCTTAATCGTTTTCGTGTAATTTTATTTTTCTTCAAAATACGAAAAATAGAATGGTCTGTTAAACTTACATTGAATTTATCTTTTACTAAATTTACTATTTCCCACAGAGTAATATTAACATTTTTTTTAACCAATGATAACACATATTTTGTAATATTGTTTGTTATTTTATAAGGTTTCTTTTTTGTTTGTTTTCTTTTTATATTTCCATTCTTATTGTATTGTTTAATCCAACGATATAATGATTTATAACTACACTCAAACATTTCACAGGTTTTATCCATTGAAATAGTATGTTTCAAATAATATTTTACAGCACTTATCTTGTAATCTTCTGTATGATGTTTAGTCATTTATATTATAATTTAACATATTTAAAAATAAGTTAGTCATAATATAATAATGAGTGATTTAGAACAAGAAAATACTAAATTAAAAATGGAAAATGATGAACTTATAAAAGAAAATAGTTTATTAAAAACTAAACTTAAAAATTATTCAAACCCTGATAGAAATAAAAAATATTATCAAACACATAAAGAGGAACTCAAAAAACGAAATTATAAGAAAACACCAATAACAAAAGAACAGAAGAAAATCTATAACAAAAAATATTATGAAAAAAAGAAATTGCAAAATGGAATAAATCAATAAGTTTAGGAATAAATGCGTTTAAATTGCTTAAAGATAAAATAAATAGTAATTGATGAAACTAAAAAGAATAAAATATTTGATTGTGTTGATAGGACAAATAAAATCACTATCAAAACATATCAATTGCTGCGTTTATGGATATTAAATAAATACTATAAAAAAGAAGAAATGCCAATCATTACAGAAAATACAATCAAAATGGCTCAAAAATCTATTTTAGAAAAATCAGCAGGACCTAAACCAAAGGGAAATAATTTAGCATTATTTAATGAATTTAAAGAATTTCATAGTTTTACACTTGAAAATGGTGTTAATTTATCTCAAATATTAGGATACAATGCTACATCTATTATAACAGCCATTGAAAATAATATCAAGATGCATTTTTTTGATTATGTTAAAAGATTTATAAATTCTTATTTCAAACATAAATACAAAGAAGAAATGAAAAATAAAGAATTTAAACAACAACTATTCAAAGACCTTAAAAAGTTAAAAAATGATATAATAAACAATACTACAACTTGTAATGAAAAGTATCAAAAATGGTTAAAAGAAAATAGAAATAATATTATTCCAAAAGAAGTTCATAAAAACGGATATTATTATGATATACAAGTTAAACCACAAAAGTATTTGAAACATATGATATGGATGAATATTGAATTAGAAAAAATAGAAGGTAAAATGTATCAGTTTATGCCTTTACGAACAGATATTATTCCAAAAAATATTCCATTAGATACAAAATCATTAATTGAAATTTTTGTTGAAAAAAATAAAAAGAAATATTTAGATGATATTGAAAATACAAAAGAAGAATTATGGAGCAAATATTTTAATATTGATATTAAAATGACTAATTATATTTTTGATTATACAATAATTACAGATTGTTATTCAGCATCCATTAGATTTATTCATAAAGATAAATTACAAGAAGAACAAGATAAGAAAGAAAAAATGCGTCAGGCAAGACAATTATACAAAGGAAAAACGAAAGAAGAAAAGGAAATAATTAAGAAAAAGAAAAAAGAAGAACAAAAACAACAAAATAAAAATAAACCAAAAATAAAAAAAGAGAAAATAGAGTATATTGAATTTCCTTATATTGATGAAATAGATAAATCTATCTTGGAACGAACAAAATGTGTGTTTGTCGATCCTGGTAAAAGAGATTTGATATCTATGATAGATGATGAAGGAAACAGATTTACTTATAGTAATAAACAACGAGTTAAAGAAACAAAACGATTGAAATATCAGCGACTAATTAAAAATCTAAAAGATACATTGGGTATTTGTGAAATAGAAAATACATTATCTAATTATAATTCTAAAACTTGTGATTTACAAAAATTCAAAAAATACATAGAAGAAAAAAATAAAGTAAATGATAAATTATTCAAATTGTATGAAAATAAAAAATTCAGACAATATAAATGGTATGCTTATATCAATAAGAAACGAACAGAAGATAATATGAATAATTTAATAAAAAAGAAGTTTGGTAAAAATTTAAACATTGCGTATGGTGATTGGAGTATGACCAAACAGATGAGACATTTTATATCCACACCAAACTTAGGAGTAAAACGAAAACTAAAAGAAACATTTAATGTATTTAATATAGATGAATATAGAACATCTTGTCTTCACTACAAAACGGAGGAGAAAGGAAATAATCTCTACATAACAGATAAAATCAATAAACAGCGAAAATTACATTC